GGGTCGTTTTTGGGGCCGTGGAGTGTGTGAGAAGGGCTACAACAGCCAAAAAGCACTCGATACAGAGCTACGTGCACGAATTGACGCATTGGCCCTTACAATCCATCCTATGATGGCTATTGATGCGTCTAGGCTTCCTCGTGGTATGAAACCCGAAGTACGCCCCGGCAAGATGCTTCTTACAAACGGTAATCCATCAGAAATTCTACAGCCATTTAACTTTGGTGCCTTGGATCAAACCTCATTTGCACAGTCTCAACAGTTACAACAGATGGTGCAGATGGCAACAGGAGCCATTGATGCCGCCGGTATTCCCGGAAGCATTAACGGAGATGCAACTGCGGCAGGTATTTCAATGTCTTTGGGTGCTATTATTAAGCGTCACAAGCGCACATTGATTAACTTCCAAGAAAACTTCCTGCTTCCTTTTATTACGAAGACAGCGTGGCGTTACATGCAGTTTAACCCAGAGCAATATCCAGCGCAAGACTTTAAGTTTGTACCTACAAGCTCCTTGGGTATTATTGCACGTGAGTACGAAGTGACACAGCTTGTTCAGCTTCTGCAAACAATGGGACAAGATAGTCCAATGTATCCAATGCTTGTGCAGGCCATTATTGATAACATGCAATTAAGCAATCGTGAGCAAATGATTCAGCAATTACAACAAGCGATGCAACCAAACCCACAGGCTCAGCAACAACAACAAGCTCAGTTTGAACTTGCGGTTCAGAAAGAGCAAGCGGCTATTGCGGCCTTACAAGCTCAAGCACAAGAAGCACAGTCTCGTATTCAACAGAATTCAGTGGAAACACAACTTCTGCCTCAAGAGGTTGAAATTAAGCGGATTGCGGCATTGTCTAAGAATCTTAAAGAGGGCGATGCAGACGACAAAGAGTTTGAACGCCGAGCTAAAGTGGCTGAGTTGTATTTAAAAGAACGTGAGATAGCAAGCAAAGAACAAATTGTAGACAAGCAAATGCAAGAACCTAGCAACTAAGTCTTGACATTTGACTAAAAGTATGCTATCATATATACATATATAGAGCACCGGAAGGAGAATGCTTTGACGCAAGAAGAAGAAAAATACTACGAAACATACTTTGATTTGTTTGCCTCCGATGGTTGGAAGCAGTTTATTTCTGAAATAAAAGAAATACTTCAGAGCCATCGTATCGAAGACATCAAAGATGAAAAACATCTTAGTTATGTTAAAGGCCAAAGAGAAGCCTACCATCGAGTAGCACGCTTTGGCGGTAGTATTAAAAACGCTTACGAACTTATCTTAGAAAGAGAAGGTAAATGATTCGTAGGTACGATTTTAAATGTACAGAATGTTTCCACATTGAGGAACAGTGGGTTGATTCTTTGGATCAATTTGCTACATGTCCTGAGTGCGGTGAGACGAGTAAGCGGATAATTTCTCCGATTTCTACGAAATTCAACGGCTTCGGATGGCCCGACGCTGACGATAAGTGGGCAAGAGATCACGAGAAAGCCGCTAGAAAATAATTTCCACAATGCTACGGCACGGAGTTTAATATGGCAAAATTTATTGACGAGCGGCCTGAAGAGCTCGACGAAGACGAACAACTCGAAAGTTTTGAAGAGCAAGAAAAGGCTCCTGAAGAGGATCAACCTGAAGCTACTGAAGAAATTTCGGAAGACGACATTCCTGACAAATATCGTGGTAAATCTGTTAAAGAAATTATCACTATGCATCAAGAGGCTGAAAAGCTTGTTGGACGTCAGGGACAAGAAGTCGGAGAGTTGCGTCGAGTTGTCGATGACTACATTCAATCGCAAACCGTCACACAACAACAACAAACAGCCCACGCTACGACGAATGAGTTTAACGAGTCAGACTTTTTTGACAACCCCAAAGAAGCTGTACAACGACTTGTAGACAACCATCCTTCTGTTAAGCAATCTCAATTAATGGCATTGCAACTAAAGAAAGCAGAAGCATTGTCCAAGTTAAAATCAGAGCACCCAGACTTTGAAGGTATTTTAAAGCAACCTGAGTTTTCTGAATGGATTAAGAAGTCTAACATCCGCAAAAAACTATTAGTGCAAGCGGATCAAAATTATGACTTCGATGCGGCACATGAGCTATTAAGCTTGTGGAAAGAACGAAGCAATGCTGTGAACATGACTGTTGAGGCAGAAAAGAAACAGCGTAAGCAATCCGTTCGTGAAGCATCATCCGGTACTTCTAAAGGTTCCGGTGAAAGTCCTGCTCGTAAAATGTATCGTCGTGCTGACCTTATTGAACTTATGCAAAAAGACCCAGAGCGTTATATGTCACTAGCTGAAGAAATCAGACAAGCATATGCCGAGGGTCGTGTCAAATAGTATTTAGGAGATTAACATGGCACGTCAAGAAGCTTTTCCGGGATCAAGTGATTCCATTGTAAACCTAGCGAATGCGGATAAGTTTATCCCAGAGCTTTGGTCCGACGAAATCGTTGCGGCCTACAAGAAGAACCTCGTTCTTGCTAACATCGTAAACAAAATGTCTATGGTTGGTAAGAAGGGTGACACTCTTCACATTCCAAAGCCTACTCGTGGTACAGCGGCTATTAAAGCGGCAAACACTGCGGTACAGATTCAAGCTGATCTTGAAACAGAAGTACAAATCAGCATTGACAAGCACTATGAATATTCACGTATGATTGAAGATATCGTGGACGTTCAGGCTCTTGATTCAATGCGTCGCTTCTACACAGACGATGCAGGTTATGCATTGGCTAAGCAAGTAGACGACGATTTGTTCACACTTGGTAAGCGTTTTGGTGACGACAACGGTGCAGGCACTGATTGGGTTCACTCTAACTCTTACATGATTGATGGTGACAACGGTATTGTTGCATATGCGGCAGACGGTGTACAAGCCGGTGACGAGTTCACTGACCTTGCTTTCCGTCAGTTGATCAAGTTGATGGACGACGCTGACACACCAATGGACGGACGTTTCCTCGTGATTCCTCCTTCAGCACGTCGTGACATCCTTGGCATTGACCGTTACAACTCTTCTGACTTCGTAGACGGACGTTCTGTCAACAACGGTCAGATCGGTACACTGTATGGCGTAGACATCTATGTCACTTCTAACGTACCAGAGATTGAAGCGGCTGAAGCCTCAACTAACGTGTCTACTAAGGGTGCTATCTTGGCACACCGTGACACAATGGTACTTGCTGAGCAAATGGGTGTTCGTACTCAGACTCAATACAAGCAAGAATACCTTGCCGACCTGATGACTGCTGATACTCTCTATGGTATCCAGACATTGCGTCCTGAAACTGGTTTTGTTTTGGCACTGCCTAACTAAGACCACTGGGTAGCCCCTCTTCGGAGGGGTTCTCCCTTTCATTGACCCAACCACAACAGGACTAGGTAATGGCATCTAAAATCCTCCTCAAGAAATCTACAACAGCTTCAGCAGTACCTACGACATCAGATGTAGATGTGGGCGAGGTAGCAGTCAACACTGAAGACAAGCGACTGTTTACACAAGACAACGGCGGCTCAGTCGTTGAATTAGGTACTACCCCTTCTTCCGTTGCTGTAACAAACAATGCGACCGTTGGTGGCACACTCGGCGTTACAGGAACAACCACACTTGGTACAGCCAATATTGACACTGCTACAGTGACTACGGCATTATCTGTACCAACTCCAACACTAGACGCTCATGCGGCTACCAAAGGCTACGTTGACACGGAAGTATCCAGTGCCGTAGCAACAGTAATTGATAGCTCTCCTGCCGCACTAGACACTCTCAATGAGCTTGCGGCGGCACTAGGAGACGATCCTAACTTCTCTACGACAATCACAACATCTATTGGTACTAAGCTCACCAAAGATGGCACTGATGCTATGACAGGTAATTTAGACCTAGGCACAAATAAAATAGTCAATGTTGTTGATCCTACCTCTGCACAAGATGCAACTACTAAAAACTACGTAGACACAGCAGACGCACTCAAGCTATCACTTACAGGTGGTACAATGTCTGGTGCACTTGCGATGGGTGACAATAAAGTTACAGGTCTAGCAACGCCTACAGACACAACAGATGCGGTCACTAAAGCATACGTTGATAGTTTTGTCACTAGTGTCACAGATCTTGACCAAGCTGTTACAGACGCAGAAGCCGCACAAGCCGCCGCAGAAACCGCACAGACTGGAGCAGAGACTGCACAGACAGCCGCTGAGACTGCTCAGACTGGCGCAGAAGCCGCTCTAACAGACTTTGATGGGGTCTACCAACGTGGACTTGCTACAGCCCCTGCACTGGATCGTAATGGCGACGCACTCACTGCAGGTGACTTGTATTTTGATACAACACTAGGAGCGATGTACGTTTATGACGGCTCCGCATGGGAACAAGTAGCACTTACAGCATCTGACTACTTAACAGTCAATAACAACCTGTCTGACCTTAACAACGTCAACACAGCAATTGATAATCTTGGATTGTCCTCTACGTACACTGGTGAGCTTGTAGCGTCTAACTTGACACTATCAGGCTACTTACGTGGACCATCTTCGTTTATTATTGATCCTGCGGCACACGGTGATGATACAGGTACATTGGTTGTCGCAGGTAACCTTCAAGTAGACGGTACAACCACCACAATCAACTCTACCACAATGACGGTAGATGATAAAAACATTGTCTTAGCTTCTGGAGCCGCTGACGGTACAGCCGCAGACGGAGCAGGTATTACGATTGATGGGGCGAATGCTACAATCACTTATGACAATGCAACAGACAGTTTTGATTTTAACAAAGACGTAACAGTCAACGGCGCAGGGTTTGCGTCAACAGGCAAGGCCATTGCTATGGCTATCGTATTCGGAGGATAATATGGCCGCACCTAATATTGTAAACGTATCAACGATCACAGGCAAACTAGCCGTACAAGCAGTCGGTACAACAGCATCAGCAATTGTTACTAACTCTGCCGCAAGTGGTAAAGTTTTTAAAGTGAATGCACTCTACGTATCTAACGTAGATGGTACAACCAACGCTGAAGTCAACATTGACATCTTCCGTAGTTCTGTCGCATATCACATTGTGAAGACTCTTATAGTCCCTGCTGATGCTACAATTGATGTCATCAGTAAAGCTATCTACCTAGAAGAAGGTGACGCATTGCGTATCACTGCGAATGCCGCATCTGACCTAGAAGCAGTTTGTTCATACGAAGAGATTAGCTAAGAATGCCGCATCCAACTTCTGATTCAGCTTATGGCATCTGGACGTTAAAAGAAATTAGAGATGCAGTACGTGGTCAAAACTGGCCGGGTACTGTATTAGCGCCTATTTCTGATTTGTTTGACATCACAATTTATCTTGATGCTAGCAGTGGTAGCGATTCAAATAATGGAACAAGTGATTCTACGCCTGTTCAAACAATAGATGGTGCTTATACCAGATTGAATTCTATTGCATCTGGAACTGAGCAAATTCTTATTTACATGGCAGACGGAACGTACACGACAAACTATAATACCAATGATAATGTTTCAGGTAGTGTTCAAAAATACGATTTAAAAAACTTTCAACAGTTTGGCGAATGTCACTTTATGTCTCAAAACCCCGGCGGTGCAAAATTACGTTGGGTACATGATAGTGGAAGAGACTCGTTAGTTGCAATGGATCACAAACAACAACAGCCGATTCATTTTATTGGTTTAATCATTGAAGGGGATACTTTAGGCAGTCAGCCCGGAAATCAGTATGATATGACGCTTGTAAATGATTATTCATACAACGACGCATCTGGAAGTCCTGCTATTGGTAGTAACATTTGTACTTTTAATAATTGTCAATTTCAAACAGAAAATACAGCAAGTACAAGATACTATTCGTATGGGTATTTCAACGCTTATAACTATGGGCGTTACCCATTTAGATTGTTATTTAATAATTGTTTTATCAATATGCCTCAGTTTACAAACTGGTCTAATGGTACTGGCTCAGAATGTGGGCATATTGGTACTGGTATTGTAGGCACTACTGCTGTCAAAGCATGGAGTGTGGTACCGTCTGGTTACAATAATATGAGTACGTGCACAACAAGTGCAACTTCAGCAATATTAAACGCAGGTAACTTTGATTGGTCTAGTTATCCTACTTCTTCAGATACTTTTGTATTCCCATAGGATTTTAAATGGCAACTTACCCAAACACAACCTCCGCATCCGATGTCTGGTCACTGCGTGATGTCTATAAGGCAGAGGCGGGTGATGAGTGGCCTAGTCCTAGCATACAAATTGAATATCTAGTTATTGCTGGTGGAGGCGGTGGCGCTGATACTGCGGGTGGCGGTGCTGGTGGTTATCGTTCTTCTGTAGCTGGGGAATCCTCTGGAGGCGGCGCATCCGCAGAACCAGTATTCTTAGCACTCCGGGGAACTGAATATACGGTAACAGTAGGCGCAGGTGGCCTAGCGGGGGCAGACAATTCACAATCGCCCGGTAGTAATGGAGGAGATTCGTCTTTTCACAACATTACCTCTCTTGGTGGAGGTGGTGGTGGCGCTAGCTTCAATGTTTCTGTTAGAACTGCACCTTCCGGTGGTTCCGGTGGCGGTGGTGGGTCAAATAACTCAAACAATCTCCAAGGTTTCGGTGGAGATGGAACAGCTGGTCAAGGATTTGCAGGTGGTGATGGAACTTCTGGTGGAGATTGGGAAGGCGGAGGTGGAGGCGGTGCCGGTTCTGTCGGTGGTACCGCAACCAATGCACAAGGTGGTAGCGGCGGCGCAGGTGTAACATCATCTATTACTGGAACTCCAGTAGAAAGAGCCGGTGGTGGTGGTGGTGCTTCAGGTAATTCTGGTGGTTTAGGCTCTGCTGGTGGTGGTAACGGCGGAACAAGTGGCAGTGGAACTTCCGCAACTGCCAATAGTGGCTCAGGTGGTGGCGGCGTTTGGGCAGGAACTGGAGGTAATGGTGGCTCTGGTGTAGTTATCCTTCGTACACTCGCAACAGCCTCAGCAACGACAGGTTCGCCCACAGTTACCACTGACGGATCTTACAACATCTACACATTCACTCAGGACGGGAGCATCACGTTCTAATGGCACAGTTTCCTAATCCTAATGAAGCAGACGGCATCTGGACTTTAAAACAAGTTCGGAGAAATGTTTTAGGAGGTACATGGAAAGCAGATGAGTTTCAACTACCGTCTAATCCTGCAAACATCAGAGGATTTGAATTAGCTAGAGACGGGTCTACATTTTACATTCCAGAATATTTAGGAGTAAGCTCTGAATCTAATTTTTATATGTACACAATGGCTACACCATTTACATTAAACACTGCAACATACTCTGGTGTTTTTACAAGTCATACTGGTGGTACTTCTCAATTAGATTTAGCTGTATCGCACGATGGAACTGTTGCCAAAGCATTAGGATATAATGGTAATGCAGTTGCGACTGTATGGCATTCAGCAACAACTCCGTTTGATTTTACTACCGCAACTAAAGCATCTGATACAGTTACAAAAGGCACTAGAACAACAGGTAATTTTGGTAATTCCGATTTATCTTCATTTTACGTTTTAGAAAATGCAGTAGATGGTAGAGATTTATTATGGTATCAAGGCTCAGCAACAAATCACGGTAATTATACCCAACACTTATTAAGCCATCAGATTCAATATGCTACGTGGATAGACAACGGTACTAAACTTTTAGGCACGATAAATGATGCAACTACTATTCACTACGCAACAACTTCTGTAGCATACAGTGCAAGTAATTTAAGTTCTTTTACTCAAGTTGCTTTACCAAGCGGTGTCAATCTGAGAAATGGGCTGTCGTATTCTGATGTTGGAGAAGTGCTTATGTACATTGACCATACAACTACTCCTATTACTATTAAATCTCTTTCAAGATCAGAATTAACTGCATTAGGAATTTAAGGAGAGGTATGAAGGACATGGCAACAGAAGGCACTAAGCAAGTCGTTGATGCAGTTAGTGTACTCACCGTAGTTGGAACCATTGGTGATGTGTTGCCACCTCTGGCGGCCTTATTCACACTGGTGTGGACAGCTTTGAGAATTTATGAAAGTAGGACTGTTCAGGGTTTATTAGGCAAAGAACACCCC